GTAATTGCCATCTACATGTGCTGCTATATCTTTTATAGGTTTAGGCTCTGTAAGGTAAGCTAGTATTTTATCTCTAGTGTTCACGATACATCCTTAATTTTACAATGCCACTTCTTCTTATCGTCTTGATGCCAACCATGTACATGAATAGTCCAGCCAGCTTCACGAACATAACCTACGTTTTCATGGTCACCTATCTTTTTTACTCTAGCTGACATATTTGTTGCTGTGGTTGTTTGCACAGCTAATGTTTCTTTTCCTTTTAATGCTAGTATGTCTATAAAACCAAATAAATCTTGGCGTATTCTTGCATAACTATTCCAATGCTCTGTAATCCAACATGTGTATCCTTCTTCTCGTAATTTTTTAAGACTTAATTGCGTTGGGCTAGTTGCCATCAAATTGACTTTCGTTAGGTTTAAATGTTCCGTCTTTAAATCTTTTCTCTACATTACCGGTAGACTTATTAAGTTCGTATTCATAAGTGTGCGGTGAAACGTCAGGACTATTCTTTTCCTTTTTAAATATCTTATCCCAGTTGTCTTGTGCTTCTTGTTCAGAAATTAACAATGGTCTTCTTCCAGAACCTTTACCCATTACTTTACCTCCAAATGTCCATTAGTAAATAGCCAACCTATAGTTTTACGGTGTGCTTCTTCCCATGCTGCTATTCTATCATATTTATCTAACATCTTGTCGTTATCTATCATGTGGTGGCATTGGTGACATAAGAACGCTATACGATAATCGTGTCCCTTTATACCTGTTCCTTTGCCATCACGTAATTGATTAGAGTGTGCAGATACTACAGTTCCGTCTTGAATAGAACACATCATACATGGTGCTCCATCTGCTAGTTTAAGTAACTTAGGGTTTCTATAGTTCACTAATAATCCCAACCCCAACCCATAGTCTGACCCCATACTTCTATCTGTTGTTGGTATTCTGTCATTTCACTTGTGGTTAGTTTGGTTGTTGACTTTATAAGTTCTACAGGCATACCTGCTATTTCAGTTTGGTATCTCAAAAATTTAAAGCCACAAAGTTCATGAATACGGTCTTTCTCAATACCTAAATGATTACTTAAACTTGTATATAGTTCCCATAACCTTTCGTTCTGTTCAAGACTACGGTTAAGTTTAGCGTCTGTTACTGTTACACGCCAGCGTTTAGTAAAATCAAGATTTTTTAGTTTCTCTATAAGCTGAGGTAAGTTGTCTTTGGTTAGTGCCCACTTTATCATCTCTCCATCCTTTCGTTTTAAATACTTGTCCGTCTTTAGAAGTTGCTTTGTATTCTATATCATTTCCGAATAGCTTTTTACATTCTTTGATAAAATCATTTATGGTCATGGACTCTCCTTATATCTTAAACCTTTTTGGTCAAAATAAAATCCCCAACTGCCTTCAACAGGATAGTTACGTTGTTTTTGTAAATATACCACACAATCAGGAACACCTTTTAATTCTTCAGCAGTTTTTTCACCGCTTTCAATATCACGTTCTTTCTTCTTACATCTGTAAACACATAGGATGTTATCGCATAAATTACGAATATGGCTTGAGCCTAAAATGTGCGTAGCATCCGGTGCTAATGTTTCATCTGCCATCTTACGAGTATGTGCAACCAAGAATATATGTATTTGTAAATCACGACAAGATGTAGCAAGTCTATCTATAAACAATTTTTGTTTCTCGTAATTGTCTTCAGATATATCACTCATCTTCATAAGACTGTCAATCACAAATACTTCAACTCCCAAAACGTGTTTGCCATAATACAATGTTGCTATCATATCGTCTGTGGTAGTGCTGCCTGTTTGGTCGTATATCCATAGTTTGTCAGATGCACGACTGCAAAATTTTCTAATAAAATCATCTGTAGGGTCTGTAGATTTTAAAGTTTGCTGAATCATTCTGCTGATAGTAAGTACAGCCCTCATTTCTAAACTAGCAATTAAACATTTAGTTTGCTGACCCATAAGAGCTAATATAACCTGTGAAAGCCATAGACTTTTACCATGTGAGCTGACACCGGTTACTACTGTAAGCTCAGATGGTCTTACTCTAAAGTCTTGTTCACTCTTAACAAACCCTAAAGACTTACCAGATGACATTTCTTCTGAAAAGTATTTAACAACATCCTCTGCAAACACAGAACTGTCTTTTACTAAGAACTCACTAGAACCATATTCATTATTAAAATATTGAGTAATGGTTTCTTTGCTAACTGTTAATCTATCTAACGCTTCTCCAATTTTCATTTAGCATTATCCCATGCGTTTTTAACTTTGATAGTTTCTTCTATAGGGTCGTTCCACCTAGACTGATTAATGTAAGTAGTCGTTGCTGGTACGTATCCTTCTTTCCAACTGCGAGTATCTTTCATTTTTTTAATGTGGTCAAGTATTTCATCTTTAATCTCATACAATTTTCTATTACGCCACTTTTCCTCACATTTAACTTTTGATATTTTACGAGTTGGATATACTTCCCAAAATTCTAAAAACGACTTATGCGATAGCATATATATATCTTTATCTTTATCTCTATCTTTATCTCTATCTAGTATAGAATTTTTATAGTCACACTCTATTATCCACTTACTTAATGATTTTATTACAGAATTTACGAAGTTTATAGGGTATCTTAACCTATAAGCAATTGCCTGGTCTTCAGGTAAAAAACCATCATATTGACTAGCTAAACACCATAGTTTTATTAAAATAGCTTGTTGGTCGTGACTCATTGCATTAAATTCATAATCCTCTAATAAGTCAATTCCATATAGTTTAAACCATGGCATTTTCTTAGTTTCATCTGCATAAGTCTTAGGTTTATAATGCTGAAACTTATCCCAATTCTTTACTCTGTATTTCATATACTCTCCTTAAAATAAACATTCTTCATAAAGTTCTGTTACTGGCACAACTTTTGCTTTAGGCAAAATATGGAGCTTGCAATTAGGTCTTGACTCTAAAAACCATTTAGCAGATGCCTTGTTACTAAAGGCTCTTAGCGGTTTTCCGTCAAATTCATCTAATATAATGTAACGCAATATGTCCATGGAGCAAAACACTAACATAGGTAAATTCTATATGCAAACTATTTTTTTTATAGAAAATACTTGACAGGTGTTTTTTATGAGTTTAAAGTTCGTTTGTCAACTTTAGGAGAGAGACATGAAAATTTCAACAATGATAGTATTAGCAGTAGGTTTCTGGGTTTATGTAGCCTTTTGCCTTTGGGCTATGGGTAAGTTTGCAGGTGCAATATGAATAAATACTTATGGCTATTCCTTTTTGTATTTTGGGGGTATATAATATGGCGAATGGTTTAGAACATATAGCAGATATTCTTAAACGATTGAATGACGAACTTAAATTAGATAACGACAAATGGGAGAGAGAAAATGTCACAACAACAACACTACGACCAGGTAATGATGGAACAGCACCAACAAGAATTACAACAACAGGAGAGAAAGATGAACTATAACGAATTGCGTAAGATTAATGTATCAGACCATATTGAGAAAAAAAATGGTCTATCATATCTATCATGGGCTTGGGCTGTGGATACTCTTCTACAGCAAGACCCAACTGCTACATGGACTTATGGCGAACCTAAACAGTTTGGTGAAACACTTATGGTATTCTGCACAGTCCATGCGTTTGGTAAATCTATGACTTCACAATTACCTGTGCTTAACTTTAGAAACCAAGCTATCCCTAACCCAGATGCTATGGCAGTTAATACAGCTATGCAGCGTTGTTTAGCTAAAGCTATTGCATTACATGGCATTGGCTTATACATATATTCTGGCGAAGACATAGCACCAGATGCAGAACAACCAACTCTAAAAGCTGTATCTAGCAAGGACTTCCTATGATAGAACAACGCACAGATGAGTGGTTTCAGCAAAGATTAGGCAAGGTGACAGCCTCCAGAATATCGGATGTTATCGCCAAGACTAAAACAGGTGTATCTACATCACGTCAAAACTATCTTGTTCAATTAGTATCAGAACGTCTTACAGGAAAGAAAGGCGATAGCTTTGTCAACCAAGCTATGTTAGATGGGATTGAAAGAGAAAGTGCTGCTAGGGAGCTTTATATGCAAACTAGAGGCACATCTGTAACAGAGGTAGGTTTCTTTGACCATCCTATTATTAAGAATAGTGGTGCTAGTCCAGACGGAGCTGTAAATGCAGAAGAAGAGGGTAAGTATGCAGGTCTTATAGAGATTAAGTGTCCTATAGAAACAACCCATACTAATACGCTTATGAGTAAGTCAGTTCCTAGTAAATACATTCCACAGATGCAATGGCAATTAGCTTGCACCGGTGCTAAGTGGGTAGACTTTGTAAGTTATAATCCTAACTTCCCTAAAGAACTACAGTTATTTGTAGCTAGGGTTGACAGGGATGATACTTACATAGGAGAATTAGAAGCAGAAGTAATTAAGTTTTTAGATGAAGTAGAACAAACAATTATTAAACTAAAGGAGTAGTATATGGCTGAGTATGACAAAACAAACACGTTTACCTTAAACAAGAATGATAAAGGTGATAATCCTAAACGACCAGACTATAGAGGAAAGTTAAATGTAGATGGTATTGAGTTTACTTTATCAGGTTGGGTAAAAGAAGGACCTAATGGTAAATTTATTGCTGGTGCTGTAGCAATGGTAGCTACAGATGAAAGACTTAAACCTGCTGTTGAAGGTGCAGATGAGGATGTTCCTTTCTAGGAGCATCCCCAATTGCTTATAACTATTTGTTCATTACGTACATAGTTACTTCAAAGCCAAAACGCATTTCTGTAGCTGCTGGAGTTGTCCACATGGTATTTATCCTTAAGTAATATATTATGCTTAATTGCACAATATAATGG